CGCAAGGAATGAAAAACAATTATGAAAGAAGTAAAGTGCCTTATGAATTATGTAAAGAAATACTATTATCACTATGAATAAGTTCTTTGTACCTAAAGATATATATGAAGATAGGATGGCTATCTGTAAAGGATGCGTTTACTATTCAAGTCTATTAGGACAATGCAAAATTTGTCTATGTTTTATGAAAGTGAAGTCATCAATTAGTAGTCAATCTTGTCCAAAGGGTTTTTGGCAAAAGACAACAGAGGTAGAAGTAAGAACAGATATACCTGAAGAAATAATAGCAGAGATTGTATTACTTTGGGAAGACTTAAAAACAGGGAGAGCTAAAGACCAAAGAGCAAAAAAATCTATGATTGAGATATACAACACGTTATACAATACGAACTACTCAACAGGAACTAATTGTGGCAGTTGTATTGCAGCTTGTTTTGATGGAATAAAAAAGATATATAAAGAATACACAGGAAACAATTAATCAATAAAGGGTAAGACCTAAAAGCTTTTAATTTTTCAGACCTGTGTAGTAAAGGGGGGGTTTGGTCGCCTCCCCATTACAAACTAAAACAATAGATATGAACAAAAACATAATAGTAATATGGCCGTAGAAAGAACATACAAAACAATTAAATGGATATTGAAAGACAATATCAAAAAGAATGTGAGAGCTTTGTGGACTTGGAAGGACGACAACTTTACCTGCATATATGAAAACTATGATGGAGAAGATAGAATATATACTAGCAGTCAACTTTTAAAACTTTTAACAAAATGATAATATTTACAATACTAGGAATATTGACATCAATCTTTTTCTGCATAGTTATTCTTATGAGTATAATAGAAACAAGAATCAAAAACAGAACTAAAGAAAAATTTCTTTGGAATATGGAGAAAGTAGAAACTGCTAACATAAGGGGACAAGATAAAGTAGAAACTAGAACAGGAGGACTAGCACACGATAGAATAAATGAAAAATAATAGAATACCAAGTTATTATATAGGTAAACGATATAAGATAGAAGCACGTAAAGTTATTGAGGACTTTGACTTATCTTATAATGTAGGAACAGCAGTTACTTATCTACTAAGAGCAGATAGAAAACACGATAGTCCTATTGAGTGCATACAGAAAGCTATAAATCATTTAGAGTTTGAACTTAATAAGCTAAAGCGATGACACTATATACTTGCGAATGTGGAATGACTAGAGAACTATCTAAAGTTACAATAGTTTACATAGATGGTGATTGGGTAGCTAAGGAAGCTGAATGTAGTTGTGGTCTTTATATGGATAGCGAACCAACAGAAGGAATACCAACACTTAGAAGAACTGAAAATAGCTTATCTAATAAAGCTAACAAAATGTGGGGTGGTGCGGCAGAAGCAATAGAAAATCAAAATAAGTGAAGTTTGTAATAAAGGACAGTAGAGATAAGCAAAGCCTATTCAGTTACCTAAAGGAATTAGATAATGACTACATAGTTAGTGTAAAGAAACAAAGAAACACAAGAAGCAATATGCAGAATTGTTACTATTGGAAATGTATCGTTCAAGGACTAGCAGAAGAACTAGGATATTTTCCTGATGAAATGCACGACGTACTAAGAGCTAAATTTTTATCTGAATATGAAATGATAAGTATTAACGATAAGCAAATAGCATTAAATAAAATAGGAAGTACAACAGCTTTAAACACTAAAGCATTTGAAGTATATACAGAACAAATAAGAGTATGGGCTATAACTGACTTAGGTATCAGACTAATGCTACCAAATGAATTTGAATAAAATGAATATAACAAACGAATGTAATATGGAGTTAATGTCAAGGTACGAAGATAATCACTTTGACTTGGCAATAGTAGACCCTCCCTATGGGATTAAAGTAAAAACTAGAGTGTTTAAACATCGTAATGATGGTAAGGATTGGGATAACGAAATACCTACTAAAGAATATTTTAAAGAACTTTTTAGAGTAAGTAAGAATCAAATCATTTGGGGTGGTAATTACTTTTTAGATTATTTATATGCGACACCTTGTTTTTTAATTTGGGATAAAAAAATGACTGAGAACCAATTATTGTCTATGAGTGAGTTAGCTTGGACTTCTTTTAAAACAAAGAATCTAATTTTTAAACAACCACCAGTAGGGGATAGAGGATTTTACAATATAGATGGTAAAAGAATTCACCCCACACAAAAAAGCATAAAACTTTACGAATGGCAATTACTACATTATGCAAAAGAGGGAGATAAGATTTTAGATACTCATTTAGGTAGTGGTAGTATAGCTATAGCTTGTCATAATCTTAAATATGATTTAACTGCTTGTGAACTAGATAAAGACTATTATGAAGCAGCTATGAAAAGAATAACTAAACACAAGCAGCAATTAACTATGTTTTAAATAAATACGAGTAATTTCTATTATATATTAACACTTGATTAATCAAATTATTTCAAAATGGAACACGGAGGAAAAAGAGAAGGAGCAGGACGCAAAAGTAAAGGAGAAGAACAAAAGCTAATAGAACACTTAACACCAATGAGTGGAATAGCACTTGAAGCTTTACAAGAAGGTATAAAGCAAAAGCAACAATGGGCTGTTAAGTTATACTTTGAATACTTCTATGGTAAGCCACAGCAAAGAGTTGATGTAACTACAAATGATGAAAGTCTTAACGTACCTTTAATAAACTTTATAAGCTCTGAATCTTAGCGACAAATACACAGCACTATTTAATTCAGATGCTAGATACTTTATCATAACAGGAGGTAGGGGTTCAGGTAAGTCTTTTGCAGTTACAGTCTTTCTTACGCTCTTAACTATGTCTAGGAATGTTAGAGTCCTATTCACACGTTACACAATGACATCAGCACACCTTTCAATCATTCCTGAGTTCTTAGAGAAGATAGGACTCTTAGGATATGAGAATACATTTAGTGTAAACAAAGCTGAGGTAATAAACTTAGGAAACAAATCAGATATATTATTTAGAGGGATAAAGACTTCAGCAGGAAATCAAACTGCAAGTCTAAAGTCATTACAAGGTATATCTACTTGGGTACTTGATGAAGCAGAAGAACTTGTAGACGAGAACATATTTGACACTATTGACCTAAGTATTAGGGAAAAGAAAGTACAGAATAGAATCATATTAGTATTGAATCCAGTAACTAAAGAACATTGGATATACAAGAGGTTCTTTGAAGACAAAGGAGTTGAAGGTGGTTTTAATGGCGTTAAAGACAATATATGTTATATACATAGTACATACCTAGATAATGAAACAAATCTCTCTACGAGCTTCCTAGAGCGTATTAAGAGCATAAAGCATAACAACTTTAAAAAGTATCAGCATAAGATTCTAGGAGGATGGTTAGCAAAAGCAGAAGGAGTAGTCTTTGAGAATTGGAGTATAGGTGCATTTAATCCTGATGACTTACAGACTTCTTGTGGAATGGATTTCGGTTTTAGTATTGACCCTGACTCACTTACTGAAGTAGCAATAGATAAGAAACATAAGAAGATATATTTAAAGGAACATTTATATCGAAATGGATTAAAGAGTCAAGAGTTATCTAAGATAATATTAGACAAAGTAGAGGGTAAACTAATTATAGCAGATAGTGCAGAACCAAGACTAATAGCTGATCTAAAGCATTTAGGAGTAAACATAAAGGCAGTTAAAAAAGGAACTATTGAAAGTGGTATAACTAGAATGCAAGACTATCAGCTTATAGTAAGTCCTGAATCAACTAACATAGCTAAAGAGTTAAACAACTATGTATATGCTGATAAAGGTTCTAAGCTTTACGTAGACAATTATAACCACGCTATTGATGGTATTCGTTATAATGTAATCTATCACTTAGACAATCCAAATTCAGGAAGGTATTTTGTGCAGTAAACTAAAAACAATAAATTTCTATTATATAGTGTATGAAAGTTAAAATTAAAAAAGAAGGAAAAGTTGAATCGTTTAATCTTATTAATAGTTGGGCTGACGTTACTCTGTCTACTTGGCTTTCTTTAATTGACTTTGAAACAGGTACTAAGACTGAAGAAGCTACAGAAACTATAGCAGCACTATCAGACATTCCTAAGAAGTTAATTAAGGAACTATCCTTGTCAGACGTAGCAGTTATAATGAGCAAGGTTGGAGAACTTCAAGCAAAGCAAGATACAAAGCTTAAAAGGATAATAGAGATTAATGGTGTTGAATACGGATTTATGCCTGATTTGGATTCCATAAGTCTTGGGATGTATGCCGATATTGAAACCTTTATAAAGAACGGAATAGATAAGAACCTTCCTGAGTTGATGGCTGTATTGTATGCACCTATAAAACTGAAGAAGAATGATATATATATAATTGAGCCGTATGATGGCGATATTCGGCTCAGAGCTGAGGAGATGAAACTAATGTCAGCTGAACAAGTGCAATCAGCTTTAATGTTTTTTTTTGCTTTAGGGAGAGTATTCAGCGAGATTTTGCCATTATATTTGATGGAGCGGCTGAAGGAAACGAAGACGCAATAGCAAGTGAAGACTTCGCAAATAAGTGGGGATGGTTCGGAGTCCTCCACAGATTGTGCGGAGAAAATATTAGTAATTTAGAAACAATTACAAAGCTAAGTCTTTTAGAGTGTTTGACCTGGCTTAGTTATGAAACAGATTTAAACTCACAAAATAAAGTAAAAAGAAATGGTTAATAATAAGACATACAATAACGTACTTAATACACTTTTACGACTCGGTGAATATCACGAACAAATCAGCACAACTTCAGTAGGTGATATATTTGACGTAGATTTATCCAAAATGACTAAATTTCCACTACTACACCTCAATCCAACATCTGTCACAACAGGAGATAGTCAGCTTATTTACAACTTCCAAATCTTCATTATGGATATGGTTTCAGAAAAAGAAGATTGGACTTTAAACAACGCATCAGCTAACTTCCCAAAGCTTTACAAGACTTTAAGTAACGAGCAGGATGTATTAAATGAAACACTACAAATATGTACGGACTTCATTGGAATGCTAAGAC